TCTTGGCTAAAAAAAGGCCCTGTGACCGATTACCTTTAGACACATTGCACCGCTTGCACGCACTAACCATGTTGTCACTATCCATAGGGTCACCTTGCTTACTTATCGGAATCACATGATCGACTTGATTAGCCTCACCACCACAGTAGTAACAGGTGTAATTATCCCTATGCAATATCTGCAAACGCTTAGACTTGTAAGCCTTGCTAAGTCTAGGATCACCGCGCTTAGCACTCATCAGTAATTACCATGCTTCATATGATATGCCAGTGCTTTACATCCATCACCATCATAGCGATGAGATAAGTACTTTAGGCCTAAGTCAATCTGCTTATAGGGGTTAGTCTCAGTCATCTTTAGCAGCTGTGGTATGCCTCGTGCACTGCTCTTTTTATTAGCTGCTTTATAATTCCATTGAGACTCTAAACGCCACAATATAACCACGCATCTATATTGTTTATCGTTGCCTAATTTCATATGAGTATAGAGCTTATATGCCTCTATTGATGGATCGTAAGCGTTAGCGTTATATGTAGGATTAATGGCTAAAATGGCTATTAATATAGCTATCCCGTTTTTAAGTATTTGTAAGGTATTTACCGTTTTTTTATTTATCTTTAATTTAACGTTTAAATACGTAAAAGATTGTTCTAAGTATAACGAGATATAGCTCTGCCTTGTCAAGTGTTTACCTCGGTGTGTCGCATTGTCCACACCCCCTGTGTATAACTTTTGTGGATAACTATTCATAACTATCTAACATTTGAAGCGCTCTATAAGCCTGTTGAGGCACGACACCATTACCAAGTATTTTGAGGTGTTGTGATCTAGGTAAATCCACATCGGTTACCCAGCCATTAGGCAAGCCCATCATGTACTCAACAAACTTTACATTTAATTTACCTTTATCCAATGGAGACGGTATTGCTTGTTGGGCCATCTCAAGGCTAAACCTAGGCTTAGGCCTAATTGGCCTGTAGTGCTTTTGCTTTGTTTCGTTGTGAAAGTCTCTATTGCCTCGTCGTGCATCGTCGTGTGAAACACTGTTGGAGTTGGTAGTAATTGTTTCGACCAATCCGCTAGAGACAAATTGTGATTGCCCTTGATATTCGACCTCGTTGCCGTAGTTTTGTCCCATATTCCATCGCTGGCCGTCGGTGTAGGTATGTTCATTAATATTATTGCTGCTATCCCAGGGCTGTTTCTGTTGTAAGTTGCAGGACTTGGCTCGTGGCCATCGTGTGCTATTGGGGTAGGCAAGGATAAATAATCGCTCCCTTCTATGGGGCGCTCCAACGTCACTAGCTCGTATAAGAGTCCATCGTGCGTCATACCCGATAAAGGCAAGGTCGCCAAGGACATCTCGAAACCCAAATCCAAAGTGTCCTCGTACGTTTTCCAAGATGACGTAACTGGGTCGTAATGTGCTAATGGCTGTTTTGATATATGGCCATAAATGCCTTTCATCTTGAGCTCCTTTTCTAAGTCCAGCATAGCTAAATGGTTGGCAGGGGTAACCTGCAGTTAATATGTCTATAGGCTCTAATTGCGCCCAATCAATTACCTTTAAGTTACCTAAATTAGGTTTATTTATTCTTGCTTCAATGACTTTGCTAGCGTGTTTATCAAACTCTGATACCCACACAGTTTCAGCATCAAAGTAAGCCTCTACTGCCATATCAAGGCCACCATAGCCTGTGCATAATGATCCTATTTTAAGCATCGGCTACCTCAACCATTGCTACGCCCATGGCACTACATACGGTGCATTGAAGTACATGCACGTTAGGCGGCAAGTTGTCAGTGACTACGCGTATGATTTGCCTGGTTATTTTCTTACATAACCTGCACTCATGCAGTATTTCTTGTGGCATATACACTCCTAGCCAGTGTTTTCATCTCGAATAAATCAGACTTATTGACCCACCATGAATCAGTGCGCCAGTACTTATCTACGCGGATCATAGATAAAGGCATCCAGCCTTCTATGTAGTAAGTAGGCATAAAGCCAGTGACTAGCACTGCCACGTCACGCGCGCCATTGCGATCTCCTGGTCTGATGATGAGATGTTTACCGCCCTGCGTATGTTTGACTTCGATATTATCTCCGACATCCGCAATTTCTCTGAAGGTATCAAATTTAGGGTAAAAGCCCTGTATTTCTTGATGGAATGCAACCACGCACTCAGCAGCAGCGCTGTTAGCCTTATCAATTACATCTTGCAAAGGCGTAAGATTATGCCTGCGCACCTTGAAATTAGGCTTTGTCGTGTTGCCGTCGTATTGCTGTTTATATGCCAGGTGGCGCGTGATGCCAGCAGCTACGCATAGAGCTTGAGTCTCGTACTCTAAGGTTATTACAATCACTTCCAGCAGGCCTGACACATCCATAAGAGGCTAATAGTCTGACTTTCATCATTGATTGTATGACCAAACTCCGTTACCTGATAGCTCTGACAACCATCACAGTACGTGAGTCTGCCTAACTTGAGAGCGTCACCGTTTTGTATCCGCACTGCCTCACCGCTTGGAAATACTGCTTCCGCGTAACCCATTAGCGCAACACCCATTTAGCATCGGCGTTGAGAGTCATCCAACGAGCCTCACACTGCTGCGCCTTTATCTTAATAGGGCAGAAATAGCCCTGCCACTCTGAGCCAGTCTTAGCCGATACGCCCTTGTTATGGATCATGTGTCCATGTTTGCACTGTGGACTCTCTATTACTAAAGCCGTACCGATTGATTCAGTCATCACGGCCATAGCTTCGGCAAATGAAGGGATACCCGTCTCTCGGATTGAGTCATCGCTCTTTACGCTAGGAATCTCACCATGCTTTGTCTCCCATATAGCGTTGTGCTGGTCAACGCGTACCTGTGCGGCATCTAAGCGCTCTACGGCTTCCATGTCCTGACGCGTTGGTCTGGCCTCACTGGGTGTGAGCGCCCCAATAACTCTACCAAGCACTGACGTTGAGCAGGTCTCAATAAACCACCTGCCGCCGATTTTCTGCTCGGTACGCATTTCAAAGGCATAATCCATTGCAGCAGCAGTGAGATCCGTATCGTTTCTAAAGGCCAGTGCCTTCATCAGCACGTAACCCTTTTCTATAGATATATCCTCTATGTAAACCTCTAATCGCCCTGTTGGAAACTCTAATCGGAAGCGTTTAATACGAGCATTTACATCTTCATAACCTTCTAAGAATGAGGCAGTCATCAGAGTTTGGCCCGATCTGCTATAGCTGCCGATATTGCGCGGCCTCTCACGTAGCCTTCAGAGTGTCCATCCTTGAAACCCCTGGCATAGGCAAAGACAGCGCCTAAAGATGCTACTAAAACGCCGTAAGCAACCATAATCCATAAATCGTAGGTACTCATAATCCACTCAATTCCTTATCTGCCCAGATTGGGCTTAGGTAGTGAGTGAGTAGCAGTGGAGACGGTATCGCCTCATCATATGTTTCTTGGAAAGGTATGTTTTCTCTTTCCAGGTAATTCTTAGCCAGGATGATGCTAGCAAAGTCATCAAACCAGTATGCCATCTCCCAGTCATAGCGGATATTGCCAGGGAATCTATCGGCTTGTAACTCCCAATTTTCACGCGCCCAACGCATAGAGCTAGCCGTTAGGTTTTCAAAGTCCTTCTCTGTTATCGTCATTTATCAGCCCTTACTTTTACCCCTAGCCCTATTACTAGGTGGTTATCCATAGTATGACTTTAAGGGCTGACATCTAGCAAGGGCGACACGCAGGCACTATTGCATATTTTCTAGCATTAGCTTGTATATTTCATCCACGCGTACCTCTATGCGATCTACGCGCCCACGCAGGTTATGGCCCCCGTTACCGTCATCCCGTAGCTCTGAGAGGTAATACTTGACCAGGTGACGTACTAGCCCAACCGCGATCCCTAGCAGGGTAGTAAGCCCTACACCTATGACAATCCACGATTGGGCCGTACTCACTTCTTAGCGCCTACGCCAAAGCCAGTTTCTTTAGGGTCAAGACCTTTAAGAATAGGCCCAAGTGCAGCAGCTACAAATGCATTAGCTAGTACCTTTGGATCAGTAATACCTGACATGTAGAGCGCACCTAGACACGCCAGCCCAGCACGTATGTATGAGGCCAGTGCTGCTATTAGTTGTTGCTTCATTTTTGTACTCCATCTAGCCCTAGTTTGGTAATTAGAGCCGCCACCTTGACGGCGTCTAAAGCTATTTCAAAGTGCATCTCATCTTTACGGTTGAGGTAATCGCCGCCCCATTTGAGGCCGTATTTACGGCATAAGCCTTGAAGCATAGGCACTTTGCCCTCAGGAAATGTGCCAGCCTTGCCAAGAATATGAATTTTTGAATTAAAATCCAAAGCAGTACCTGAGCTGTGATTACTGAGTTTGTCAGTGCTGCCCCTTATCATGCGGTAGCAATAGCCCCAGTCATCAAGTGTGCCGCCATCTATGGGCTCTATAAGTTTATGAAAGTCAGCGGCAAAGGCTACAAGTAACGGCGCTACCTTTTCAGCGCATGCAATATAAAGAGTTGTGTCTGGCACGTTGTAAGACTTTATGCCAATAGCACTGCGATCCTTTGATGCAGGCCAGCCGTTATAGCTAGTCTCACTCATCCATCAAACTCTCATGCATACCTGTGCAAACCCATTTACAACTTGCCTCATCTAAAGTTATTAAATCAGGATGGCACTCTGGCTTGGGTGCAATAAAGGCATCCCGTGCTTCATCAAAGTAATAATCAACACCTGCATAATTTTTGCGTATATTGGCATTGTATGAAGTGCGTTTGCATACTTGATTACGGAAATTGCCATACCAAGTTTCAGTATCTAGGCCTTCTATTAGTTGTGTTTCGTCAATACCAGTTATCACTTCTGTAACGATATTGTTTTGATCTAAAAATGCGTAATGTGCCATTATGCCCAACTCACATTTCCTGTGCCAGCAGTAAT